AGGTCGCGCATGTCCTGGGCATTCCCGATGGCCATGGTGAATCCGTCGTGCACCATCAGCTCACCCTGGCGGGCGATCAGGATGGGCGAGCCGGCCATGGCGATGACCGAGGCGATAGACGCGGCCACCCCGTCAATGACGACGGTCACGTCCTTTCGCTGCATCAGCGTGTTGTAGATCGTGATGCCCTCGTCGACCTCGCCACCCGGCGAGTTGATGTGGACCTCGATCGGCCCGTTGACGTCGGCCAGATCCCGAGCGAGATCCATCGCGGTGACGCCGAAGTAACCGATCTCGTCGTAGATGTGGAGTTGCGTCGGCCCGTTGTTCTGGTTCCGGATTCGGTACCAGTCATTGCGACCCTGGTGAAGAGCCATCGTCCGCCTGGCAGTCCGCCAGGGAGTGTTACGACTCACTGTCCTGTTCCTTTCTCCTTGGCGCTTCCATTCATGCCGGCGAGAATGGCCTTTCTCACCCTTTCCGGTGCGATGGCCATGTTATGGTCCTCATCCGGAAGTTCCTGCCCACCACCGAGTCCTCTGCGAAGGTCTGCAGCGATGCGCTCGTATTCGCGGTCATCAGGGAAGAACGAGCCACCCCGGAATGCCTCCCGGATGGACTGAGCGAAATCTCCGGGAATTTCCCAGTCTGCCTGGTTGGTTGCCGGGCTGGTCTTGGGGGTGGTCTTCGGATCAACCGGGGCTGGATTGTTCTTGTCCGGGGCAGGAATCACGCCAGGCTTGGCTCCGGGCGTTTCACCGCCAGGAGGCTTGGGCAGGGCAGGCGGAGCGGGTGCCTTCCAGTTCATCTCGGGAAGTCCAACAACCTTGAGCACGTCGCCGGAATCGAATCCGGCCTTTACCAGAATGGCCACCGCATTGCTCTTGGCGGTAAGTTCCAGGTTGGCTTCGGCACCATTGGTCGGTGTCGGGTCGCTGAAGTCGAACTCAACATTCTGGCCAGTACCCGCGAACATCGGCAGGAAGAACTCGTTCAGCACAAGACGAGTTCGCCGCATCCGCGTAATCTCGTGCCAGGCGACGTGCACCTCTTCAGCCGTCTGGGCGTTGGCCCGGTTAACGTCCTCCGAGTTGCCCAGCATCGACTGGTGAATCCGGTAAGCCTCGCGGATGACGTCCCGCGTCACCTTACGGAAATCAACGAATTGCATATCGCGCATGGAGTAGGTGTTCGGGTTCCAGGTTGCCCCTTGCTCCAGAACTCCCACCCGGTGACCCTTAGCCACACCCTGATGCGTCTCACGCCAGCGTGCGGTAAACTCGTCAAACTCGTCATCCGACAGCCGCTTAGCAAAGGTAACTATGCCGCCCGGCTGAGCGCTGTTCAGGAAGAAGTTGCGCGACCACTGAGCGGTGTACTTGGCCGAGTCGATATCCGCCATAATGGACTGAACCGGGCTAAGCCCACGATACAAGTCCGTCGGGTTGGGATACTTGATCTGGATAACCTCGCTGGTATCCAGCGGCACCTTCTCACCGTTGGGACCCGTGTATATCCAGCCAGCCAGGAATTTCTCCTTGTCCGGAACCGGCTCCATCCTGTCAGGCCGAACCGGCCACATCTCCAGGGGAATACCTAGTCCCGAGACGCCACGATTCAGGACCCAGTACCATTCGCCGACCAGCTCCATAAACTGCCAGCCGATTTCCCGGAAGTCCGAGCCAGTCATGAAGTCATTCGGGCGATTCCAGAGCTTCAGCGCCTGATGCTGCAGAACCTCATTGCGCTGATCGGAACCGATATCCGTCTGGGCATACCGGCGACGTGCGTCCGTGTTCTTCCGATACATCTGCCATTCCGACTTTGCCTGCCCCCAGGCAAGTAGCTGGATAATGGCGTACAGCGTGCCGGTAGAGCTAAGGCTGTCCAGCTGGGTAGAACGGCTGTTGGCATAGTAGTCGCTCCTGGCGCCACCATATCCGCGTGCGTCGCCGACCGGCAGGTTCACTGCCGTGTTCAGGATCTTACCGATCAGCGACTTGGTCACGACTTGTCCTTCTCCACCTTGGCGAATTCCTCCGCGCAGATAAAGAACACGCGGTCGCGAAGATCCTCCGGCAGTATCACATTCATCCGCGTACGGGCCTCGTCGTATTCCGCCATGCTGGTATTCAGCGGCAGCCGGATGATCAGACACTCGTCCGGGCCGATCGTGAGTCCACCCTCCAGCAAGACCTTGGCCTTGACGAACACGTCCTGGGTGTTGGCCATCAGATACCGCCGTAAATGGCCGCGCGGATGAATCCGTCCCGGGCGTCGGCCAGCTTGTCCAGCGCCTTGGTCAGCTCAGGGTCGTCGGTCTTGACGCGCGCCAGCATCTCCTGCGCAAGCCGAGCAACCGAGGTAGCTATCTGCCTTGCCTCGGGATTGGTCAGGTGGTCCATCTCGAATCGGCGCGCAGCCTGGGTGATCGAGGTGTGCCGGCCAGCAGTGTTGAGGAGAGTCATTGGTCGCTTACCTTCCATTCAAAGACCAGGAACATCAGCCCGGTCACAAGAAGCCCAGTGAAGAGGGAATGGACGAATGCGGCACCCGAGATAAGCCCGAACCCGCAGATGCTGTAGGCGTGGTCCTGCAGATGCCGACGCGTCGCCCTAGACCTTGCCCTGGCGACACCGCCAAACACATGCAGCGTGGCGCTGAGCGCTGTGAAGGCTGTCCTGCGTGCCCGGGCGGCACGGCCCGGTTCCAGCGTCGCAGTGGTCATGCCGAGAAACTCCTGTATATAGGGCGAATGCCGAAGTCCTTCTCCGCGATGATGTAGCGCATTGCATCGCAGCCATGGTCGTCGGCCTTTACCGGCTGCTCCTTTCCCTTGTCGGACCAGACATAGCCCGGAACTTCCTCGATCGTGCAGGTTGGCTTTCCCGAATCGGCGAGTTCGGGGTCGGCCTTGACGAGCGCATTGCGCAGGAGATACACTCGTCTGCGGCCGTCGCCCGGATCACGCAGCCGTACCTGGACCGCGTCGATCCCCTCGAGAACACTCTTGTGGGCTGGCTGTGTTGACATCCCAATCTCACGCTCAAGGACAGCCCGGCCCTCGGCATCGTGATCGCAAACGACCACCGACGGTTTCGGCTCACGCCACCGGCCTTCTGGCCGGACAATCGCCATGATGTCTCTTGCGTGAATATCAACCGTCTTATGTGTATGGTAAATTTCACGATACAGATAGAGCCGACCATCGCCGTCCTCTGCCCAGCACTGGAGAACGAATGGGTTCACATACCCAAAGTCAACGCTCCAGTAGCGCGTCCAGGAAAGGGGGACACCAGCCCAGTCGACCGGCTCATTGCTGGTGGGAATGGCGGAAAGGACGTGCACCTGAGGATCGAATTCCTCATAGATAACACCCTCAACAGCGGCCCATTTACCAAGGCGAAGCCTTTCGTGCCGCACCCCGGAAAGGCGATCCAGCTTATCGATATAGCTCAGCCCGCGCTCGGTCACCTTTCCGTCGTCATCAAACAGCTGAGGGTTGTCCTCGTGCCACGTCTCGAGCAGTACGCATTGCCGCTTGTCGCAGCGCTGCTTCAGCCAGTGAGTAGGCTGGGCTGGGTTACAGTCAGCAATGATCTGCTGGAAAGACACCACCCAGTTACGCAGTCGGGTGCTCAGGCTCTCCCAGTCGTTCTCGGTTAGCTCAGTAGCCTCCTGGACATAGATGATGTCATACTCCGACGACATGATCTTGTTAATATTGTCCAGGCCACCGATGGAGATTACCGAGCCATTGGAATAGCGATAGGCGGAAGGCTCCTGCTTGCTGCCGCCGTAATAGGTAACGTCTCCCGAGAGCAGAGCCTCATTGCATACGAATCGGCGCCACGTGACCAGAGCGGTCGAGGAAAGGGTGGCGGCCGTCTTACGGCATATCAGCCCGCGCATCCCCGGATTGAGCAGCGCCATGATGTGTAGTTTCTCTAGGCAGGCCCGGGACTTGCCCGTTCCGGCCGGACCCGAGAGCAGGACTTCGGGGTCCTTGGTGTCGAACAGCCGGTCGCAGGCATTGCGACCCTTGTACTCGTGCTTCAGCTTCGCAGGCATCACGCCACCCGCTCGCTAATCAGGGTGGCCATCTCGGCGACGATAAGGCGCTGGTCCAGGACGACATCAATGGTCATGTCAACGCTGGGCACCCTGACCATACAGCTGAGCTCCAGAAGAATGGTGTCAATCTCCTGGAGCGTTATTGCGTTCTGAGCCTGGGACTGGAGGGCAACAAGCCTAGGCGGCAGCACCACCGCCTGCCTTGCTGCCCAGTTTGTTCGAGCCATTCCGCCCAGTAGGAATGACGAACCTGTAATCGTCGCAGCTGCGGCAGAGAACGAGATCTCCTGCCTTTGGCCGCACAGGGAAGAAGAATTCGTGACCGCAGTTAAGCGGTATCAGCATCGGGATCGGCCCTGTCCGATCCTCCAGGGTGCGCTTTGCCTTCTTCGGCGCGGTGCGCTTACCTAGTCTGCGGGTGTGGACGCCGCGTGTATAAGGAACCGGCATGGCTCGCCTCAACATACCCGACGAGATCTTCTCGATTCTTGTACCACATGTCGACGAACTCAACACTGGCCTGCATAACGGGCTGAGACCCAAGGCGCTTGAGCACCCGGGCACGCTGATCAACAAGAATGCCCTCGCGATACAGGGCATCGTTAATTGCCTCAGCGATCGGCCCGGTCAGCTCATGGCCCGCAATGGGCTGCCGGGCCGGCATGGTAACCGGCGGAATGACGTGAGAACAGAGAGGACAGCGGGGTGCAAGCTCGGGCTCCAGCTTTGCCCGCTCTCGCCACGTACGGTTACAGGGGTTACAAAGCGACACCTCCCGGCCCTCGATGGTGCAGAGCCAGACAATTGCCGCGTTTTCCTCACAGCCCGGGAACTGGGGGTTGTCTTTCGTGTCGCAGAACCAGCCTGCCGAGGTCCTCATGTGTCGTGTATTTCGCCGGTGTCGACGATCGGGGGAGGAGGACTCATGCGGGCTGGTGCGGGCTGTGCGGGAACAGGGGTGACATTCGATGGGACGGGTGGCAGAGATGGTACAGGTGGCTTCGGAGCATTGGGGACCACCCCAACGCCCAGGGCTGTAGCGACGGACAGCAGGATCGGCACCCAGGCCTGGCTCAGCCCCAGCGCGGTGGCTGTGCTAGCCGCCACGCCGACAGCCG